ATCTATTGGTCATTACGCATTAAGCGGTGACATAGCTGGTTCTGACTATTGCGTGGCAATCGGAGCCAGCGCACTTCTGGCACAAAACGCCGACGTTAAGAACATCGCCATCGGCGGAGTAGCAGGTACGTCGATTGAAGGCGGTGACAGAAACACGTTGGTCGGTTATTCGGCTGGTAAAGACATAGTTGGCGGGGTCGATAACGTATGTGTTGGCCATATGACAATGGTTAATGCAACTGGCGATTACAACACGGTGGTTGGATCAGTTGCCGGTTCATCCGCGTCCAACGCCACTGCGACACAATTTAGCGGCGATAAGAATACTTTGGTTGGTTATGCTGCTGGCTACGATCTTGAAGATGCCCCCGGCAACACACTCGTTGGTTTCGCTGCTGGCGCAAATATGACCGCAGGCGATTACAACGTCGCCATCGGTTTTCAAGCTGGCGATTCGTTGATTGGTAATGCCAATGAAAACATTATAATTGGTCGCAATGCATTAGGTGGAACTTCAAGCGCAACCAGTAACAACATTGCTATTGGTACAGATACGCTAGGCAATGCTTCGTATGCAGCGGCAGCAGTTAATCTTGCTATTGGAAGACAAGCTGGCACGGGCATGACCAGCGGCACATATAATGTGCTGATCGGCCACGAAGCGGGGAGTACGCTTTCTACGCAAGATAGTTGCACGGCAGTTGGCTACCAAGCATTGAAAGATTCGTCAGGTGCTTCTAACACCGCAGTAGGTTCAGTATGTCTAGATGCACTTGGTGCTGGCATTAACAACACAGCGGTTGGTTATGGCGCAATGGGTCAAGCAGATAATGAAGAATCTGGAAACACTGCCGTAGGTACTGCTGCGCTTTGGGGTCTAAACGTTGATGACGGTGATTTTAATGTTGGTCTTGGTTATCACGCTGGTCGTTATTTATCTAATGGTAGCACTGCTGTAACGGATATACGTGAATGTACATACTTGGGTGCAAACGCAAGAGGTTCTGCTGCAACTGGTGTAGAAAACGAAATTGTCATTGGTTACGCTGCTGTTGGTCAAGGTGGCAACACGATTCAACTGGGTAATGCCAGTATTAGCGCACTCCACTGCGCTCAAACATCAATAACTTCTGACAGCCGCGTGAAGCGTGATGTAGCGTCTAGTGATATTGGTTTGGGTTTCATCGAGAAGTTGCAATCAGTCACATTCAAGGCGGTTAATCCCGCTGACTATCCAGACGAGATCAAAGAAAATCGTCTGCGCGAAACAACTCGCCAAGAACTCGTTAGCAAAGCAGTAGAAGCTGCTGATGCAGTTTACGAGGACGTTGTTGTTGTAGAAGCGCGAGCCGCTGTTGAGGAAGTTACGGAGACAATCGAACACCCAGCAGAAGATGCAGTGTATGAAGATCGTGTGGTAGTTGAAGCAGAAGCCGAGCGCACAGAAACGCGGGTTACTCAAGAAGCGCAAGAAGAAATCAAAGGCGAACGCCACAAGCACGACGAAGTTGAAGTCACTAAAGAAGTTGAAAAAGTGGAGATGGTTAAAGGCGAAGGTGACACTTACGTTCGCAAAGTCTCTACTGAAACAGTCACTCGCATCGAACGCACACCGTTATACGACGATCATCCAGTTGTTAATGAAGACGGCACACCGTGTTTGAATGTTATCGAACCGGCGGTTGAGGCGAAGGATGCAGTCACTGAGGAACGTCAGAAACTAGACGATGACGGTAATGGCGTTGTCGATGAAAACGGTGATCCAGTAATGGAGACAGTCGTCATCGAAGAAGCTGTCGAAGCAAAAGCTGCTGTCACTGAACAGGTGATTCACAAGTGTCCGGTGATGGAAGAGTACATCGTCCAAGAGGCACGGGAAGAAGTTACTGAAACGATTACCATACCGGCTGTTGAAGAAGTTACTGAACGTCGATTGGTAACAGCAGCTAAAGAAGCGTGGACGGAGACACGGGTTGTCACGCCAGCATCGCCAGCAGTTGAAGAAGTCATTGAACGCCGACTGGTAAAAGAAGCTGTTGAAGCTGCGGATGCCGTCTACGAAACAGTCACAGTGCCAGCAGATGCGCGGCCAGAAGATGACGACACAGTGCGGCTTGGTCTAATAGCGCAAGATGTGCAGACCGCGATGACTGAAGCGGGTGTTGAGTTCGATCTGGTGAGTGAATCGCCGAACGGCAAGTTGTCGCTGAAATATGGCAACTTGGTAATGCCACTAATCAAAGCGGTGCAGGAGTTAAGTGCGCGGGTGAAGACACTTGAAGGATAATTTTTGCTATGGCAAACACAGAAGAAAAACAAGAACAGGTCGTCGTTATCAACGGCGAGGAGCATAAAGTAAGCGATCTCTCACAGGAGCAGATTAACTTGCTTAATCAAGTAGCTGACTTAGAAAACAAAATTCGACAAGTCAGCTTCAACCTAGAACAAACTCAAGGTGCGCGAGCTTTCTTTATGGGCCAGCTTACAGCAAGTCTGGAAAAGAAAGAAGAACCTAAAGAAGAAGTGGCCAATGAATGACCAATCTCCTAGATCAAGCAAACATTGAGCGATTAGCGGAGCAAGCAGTTGGTCACTATGGCTGGCTGCTGCTCGCTGCGTTTGCTGCGTTGATGGGGAAAGATGTTCTGGTTAATTTTGTACAAGGTTTAATAGTTTACTGGGGTAGCGATTTTGATAATGATGAGATACTTTACATCAGCGGAAGACAAGCACGGGTTATACGACTTGGGCTTACGTCTACAACCTTCTTTATGACTGACAGGGAAACTAAGATGTTAGTACCGAACAGCCAGCTTAAACAACTTACGATTGAGAAGAAGTTGCCGCATAATGGTGGGGAGTCTTACTTGCCGAAAGGTTCAGAGTTAAATCCACTGCGTGTTGAGATTACAAAGAAATGAAAAAGTTTTTATTAACGTTGTCGATAGTTTTGTTTGGTGTGGGTTGCAAATCACTTCCCGGTAATTTAGAGATAGATACGCCATTCATTGATATAGAATATCAAGGCACTAAAACTGAATGAATTTCGATGACATTAAAGTTACAATCGCAAGTGCGACTGGCCTCGGAAGCTGGCTTGTCACGATGGATAATTTTTTAAAGGTCGGTATAAGTCTTTTGTCTTTGTTGTATATAGGAGTTAAACTAAAACAACTGTTAGAAAAGAAACATAAGTAATGCCACAGGGTAAAGGAACATATGGAAGTAATGGCAGCTAAACGAAAAGGACTTTACGCAAACATCCACGCAAAGCGTAAGCGCATAAAAGCGGGGAGTGGTGAGAAGATGCGGAAGATAGGATCGAAAGGCGCACCAACAGCTAAAGCGTTTAAGCGGTCATCGGGTAAAAAATAATTTAGCTATGGCGAGTAAACCAAAAGATTCTAGGTTGGCAAGGGCCGGTGTAAGTGGCTACAACAAGCCGAAGCGTACACCTTCTCATGCCACAAAGTCTCATGTTGTAGTAGCTAAAAGTGGAGGCCAGACGAAAACTATTAGATTTGGTCAGCAAGGCGTTAAGACAAATCAAACTGCTGGCCAGCGAAAAGCTTTTAAAAGTAGGCATCAAAAGAACATAGCTAGGGGGCCAATGTCTGCTGCATATTGGGCTAACAAAGTAAAATGGAGCCCAAGCAAAACAGCTTCTAGCTCTAGTAAATGGAAGAAAGGTTAATTTATGCCACACGGAGAAGGAACATACGGAAGTAACGTGGGAAGACCACCGAAAAAAGGACGAGCTGCTAACGCTGCTGCAAAGCGGCAAAAGAAAAAACAGCAGAAATCAAAAAAGAAGCGTAAGTAATATGTCATGTTAAAAAGTAAAACATTATGGGCAGGAGTTGCCGGTGTGGTAAGCGCACTTAGTGGTTATCTTACAGGTGAACTGGAACTCGGTGCAGCGTTGAATGTTGGTATCACTGCGATACTTGCAATCTTTGTGCGCCACGGTGTAAGCAAAGTTGAAAAGAAAGTAGAGGGTTAAGTTATGGCATACGGTAGACGAAAAAAGGGCGGTCAAAAGCTTTCAGACCTTTCTAAAAGACGTAGGCAAACGGCAGCTAAAAGCAAAGCGGGCAAACTAAAGCCGATGGTTATTGAGCCATCGTTGAGTAAGTTGCGTGTCAGCAAAGGCCAAGCAAAAGGCAAGGGCGGTAGCGCGTTGAAAGCTTTGTCTAAGACTAAGGCTGCTGCAAAGAAGGCTGTATCAAAGCCGATGGCAAAAACCAGAAGCCAAGCTGCGCGTAATGTAGCTGCTGGCTCTAAGGCACGTACACCATCTGCTGCAACACGCCGTCAAGCTAGAGCTAATATAGCACGTGCGGATAAGAATACTAAGAACAGGCAAGAACTTGCAGCGTTGAAAAAGGCAGGCAACAAAGGATCTTGGACAGACTTCATTCCGCAAATGAGTGTGAAGAAAGCCCAGAAGATTGGAGACGCTTTGAAAATTGGAGGCGCACTTGTACCAGCAGGGCGTGGCTTACGTGCGGCTGGCCGTCTTATCAAAGGTGCTTCAAAAACAAAGCCTAACCTATATAAAAAGGCTACAGCAGCTAAAAAGCAGCAGGATCTTAGAAAGGTTGCAGACAGGGTTTCCAGAAATAAAGGCGCAACTACAACTACACCAAAGTCTGGTAACAAAAAGTTTCAAGAACGCAAAAGAGCTGAGAAGCGTAGAGGTAATAGGTGATAAAGCTGTTATATGTACTTGCTAAAGCTATCCCCGCCCTGCAGAAGATTCTGGATAAACTGTTCGGAGAAGGGCGGGAGCTTAGTGCATCTAAACGGCTTGAAGCGAAAGATAGCATGGTGGAAGACGCTATTGCTGACGCTCTTGCTAGTCCTAATGAGCGGGTGCGTGGCAGTGAAACTGAACAACAGCGAAAGGTTGACGAAACATCCGGGGTTTAGGAAAGCGGCTCTAGCGTCTCCTGCATTTGTGGAAGAAGCACTCAAGACGATAAACAAACTTGAGTATGAATTGGAAAGAAAGTAATGGCAACGTCTGCAATAGTTAAGGTAACACCTACGAAGACAAAAGCTGCGCTTGTGAAGCGCGACAAAGCTGCTGTCACAGCACTGGTTAAGAGATGAGTGTAGAATACATATTAGATCGTTTCGGTAAAAAGGTTGGTATGTCTCCCACGGATACCAGCCAACGTTCTTTACTGCTAGACTATCTTAACGAAGCGGCGCAAGAACTTTACGAACAGTCTGACATGCCCGGTTCCTTGGAGGAAGCCGAGTTCTATGTGCAGGGTAATAAAACTATTGCTATGCCAGCAGACGTATACGCTATTCGTGGTATACGCGAGAAGGCTGGTAATAACGCAATGTGGGAAACAGAGTCATTGACAGCACGTTACCGTGAAAACAACTGGGAAACAGATCACGCCAAGTTTCGTATTAAAGGTTATAGCCCTTTAAAGGTATCGTTGCCAGCCAGCATAACAGGTGCTGGGAGTCATTCAAACCAGCTAAAGATAATAGTTTATGGCCCGACAACGGGTGCTGATGTTGTTCATGTTAAAGCAAACATGAACGATTTGTATATTACAGAAGCTAGTAATACTGGCATAGCTGGTTCTGATGCTGGTGATATAACAACACAAACAGTTACTTTTGACGGCGGTTCGCCTATTAAAGATATTTTAAGTTTTCGCAGAACGCGACCTCTTGGGGAAACAGGTTCATATACAAATCCCGTAAGCACTATCACAGGAGAAGTTGCTGGTCACGGTATAACTCAGCTAGTTAATTATAGCGATACGTCTATAGTCTACGCTGAAATACTTCCCGGCCACGAAGAGTCTCGTTACCTTATTGTTGATGTGAGTGAGTTTCCTTTTTCCTCGTCTGCTGCTGAGGATGATTCACACACGCTACAAGTCTTGTATAAGAAGTCTTTACCTGTATTTCGTAATGATCGTGATGAGTTTCCTGCCGTTGGTTACGATAACATACTTGTAAGTAAGTGTATGGAATTGTTTCTTGAGGAGCAGGGCAAACTGGAAGAAGCGATTCTGCATGATCGTAAAGCGTCACGTTCACTTGCACGGCGGCAAGCAGATCTTGAACGCGGTCAAGAAGAGAAAGCAGTATTTAAACGTCACAACCACGATAAACTTACATGGCTAGCTACGCACAATCGTCGTTCTTAGGTGGAATGAACATGGCAGTTGACGAGGCTCGTTTGGGTGAAGACGAGTATCGTATAGCGTATAATGTGCGTAACAGGTTTGGTGATTTGCGGCCTACTAAAAGACCGTTAAATATTGCTCCCGGCCTTGCTTCTGATAATGGTGAGATTGTTAGTTTGTTAGTTGACACTGCAGGGACAGGTTATTCTGCAGGGACACTTACAGCTAACGATCCTACTGGCAATGGTTCTGGGTTTGCTGGTACATATCTAGTCAGCTTTGGTGGTATTAGTTCAACTGAGATAACTAATGGCGGGTCTAACTATAGCGATTCGACAACGATAGTAACGAGTCATGCAGGTAATGGTGATGCAGTTATCTTACCATCAAAGAAAAATCATGACATACCTTTTCAAGCGCTTTACGCTGTTGGCGATTTTCTTATCGTGATTCAGCGCGGTGCAGCACGGTTTAAGCATCGGCTTTCAAGCACTTGGACAACGTTGTGGGACAGTTCTACAAATCCTACACTTTTACTGGATACCAACGTAGACTATATTTATATGCAAGCTGTTCCTCCCGGTACTTGCAGTTTCGCTTACACGGCGGCAGGAACTTCTGAGCAAATTAACTTAGACACAAGCGCAGCAAAGCTGACAAAAACTGTATCAGCTATTGTTGTGCAAGACGGCTTAAACCAGCCTAACCTTATTTCGTTTTCTTCCACAAACGAATCTGCATCTGTAACTGTCCGAAAAGCATATACGTTTGCACAGCATGGCACTACGCTTACTGATCC